GGGAAAACCCTTACGGATTTCAGAGCATTCTTAACTAAGTGTACAGCCCTTGTAATTACAGTGACTCTCACGACCGTTAAGAGAGTCAATTAAATGCTAAGCGGACGCTTGTAATTACTTGCTAAAGTTGCGTAGTTAATTGTGTTTTGGAATTCGTCAAGAAAGTACCTTGGACAATTTCTTTTTAACATGTTTGGAACTTCACATGCCCGAAAGGGAAAAGAGTTATCCCCCGTATGTTTTCCTTCTTTGAGGAGATATTACGGCATAGTTTTTCTTTTAGCTTCCTCGAAACTGAATGGATCGAGATCACTAGGAATTTCTACTACCAGAGTACTCGTCGTGCGCGATGTGGTGTTTTTGACACGTAAATACACTGGCTCTAGTTTGAACTTTTGATTCTTGTCAAGTTTGGCTTTCGTTGTACTAACACTTTTGAGTGAACAATGTCTGAATTCGTTCAGATCCGACAAAATCCACTTTCTACCTTGGTGCAGTAGGGTAAAAATCGCACCTTTTTCCTTGAACTTTGTCAGCAGACATTTCTGTGAGATCATCGACGACCCGACATTTCCACAGAAACCTCATTTTCATCTTCAATGTGACCCATGGCTTCAGAAAATCTTTCATCACTCATGGACTTGAATAGGACAGAGGAGACCCACGTACATGTGACTCACGTTAGTGAACGTGCCTCCGAAACTTCGACCGGACTTACCACCCCCCTCAAGAATGCAGCCCCCCTCACACAGACAACCGTGCCCGAGGGATACATCGACAACAAGCGAATGTTGATGAGTGAAATCCGATATGATTCGTTTCAGTGGTCTACTTCTCAGGCCGCCGGGACTAATTTTCTCGTGAAGAATCTCCCCGACATCTTTGCTCAGGTTGCTTCTTTCCACAGGACAGCCCTTCGAACTTACTGCTTTTACAGACCAACTCTTACGCTTAGGCTACAAGTCAATGCGACCCCACAACACATGGGACTTCTTCGTCTCTGGTGGGATCCAATGTCTCAGTACGCCCTCACTTCCTCAGACTTTTCTGCCCGTGGTAATCTCGCTCCTCCAGCGAATGCTATCGGACAGATTTCCCCAAAAGACCCAAACATCTTTGCAACCTCAGGACAGCCATGCGTGGAACTTCAAGCATCAAATTCATCTCCAGTCACTCTCACCATCCCATTTGAACACCTCTTGGACTGTTTGACCACAAATTCAGCCGATGTGGTGGACTTTATGGGCCGACTTTCGGTTCAAATTGTTTCACCTCTCGACTGTCCCTCAACCTCATCTCAGGCAGTCACCGTGCAGCTGTGGGGATCACTTCAATGTGACCTCCACGTCCCAATCTGGGAGCATGATCCCATCATCCCCTCTGGCTTTACCTACCTGGAACCCCAAGCAGACGACGGAGCAGGAACAGGATCGAATTGGTGGTCTTCTGCGCTTAGCCTTGGCAAAGGCGTAGCCGGCACGATTTGGAATGCAACAACAGGAAACTGGAATGGAGCTCTGAAAACTGGACTTGGAACATTCAACGAAGCAGCAGGACTTTTCATGGACAAACCAAACGACCCATTGCGTGCAACTCACAACATGGTTCATCCCTTTCCCCCCCTAGCACACTGTCAAGGAGTGGGTGGAGGAGTGAGACTCGATGCTACTCCAGAAGGAGGATACACCGAGACGAACTTCACCACTACTTCACCAGCCGAACTTTCGCTTTACCACATAGCTCGCCAACCAATGATGTTTCGAACAATCCATTGGTCGGCTTCACAAGCCCCTGGAACTCGCATAGAACGGATCCCCGTGACACCCATGCTGGGGAACTGGTCTAATGTAGACACTTACCTTTCATCGTCGACAAATTGTGCTCAAGCAGCCAACGCGACGTCGGTGATAGGCTTCAACCACACGTACCTTTCCTACGTTTCTTCGCTTTTCCAGTATTGGAGTGGATCAATTACGTTCAAATTCAAGTTCGTTACGACCCAATTTCATACTGGGAGAGTGTTAGTGACCTACATTCCCAACAACATGCCCGAAGACACAACACTCTCGCTTTCAGAACTCACCTCAGCAAACAGCAAGACGTTTGACGTTGCAGGAGACAAGGAATTCACGTTTACCGCTCCCTACTATTCCCCAATGGCTAGGAAGAGTGTGTATCCGTGGGCCGAAACCAGCGATAGTCAGATTGACGACCGTTTCATTTCTGGATGGCTAGAAATGCGCGTAATTGGATCTTTGACAACAACCAACGCAGTCCCCGAAACAGTTCCCGTGTTTGTTTACATCTCAGCAGGACCCGACTTTTTCCTTGAGGGTGTTAAGCGTGGACCATTTTGGACTCCCGACGGAGACCAGATAATCTCGCCTTACATTCCTCTTTCAACTCCCGGACCCTTTTCGTTAGAAGCGCAAGCTGATGACGAAGATGAACTTGTCAACAACACCTCGACAGTTCAACCTCGACAACTCACGAACTCGAAAATTCGCGTAGTACAGGATGTCGGCAGGAGGTTGGTGCCTTTGCACACTCCCGCTGTCAAAATGGAACCAAAGAATGTTCAGTTCTTCGACCCACTAACACCCGACACCAAATATATCGTGAATTCTGGCTTTTTCGGATATGTATCGTATGATGTGAACCCTAGCGTAATGGGCGCGTTTTCGTTACTACCTCCGGAAGGCTGGAATACACGGTATACCGACTTCTTTTCATCAGGACAGGATCTACCCTCTGTGCTCTCTAAGTTGTTCGTGTTTTGGAGTGGGAGCATCGAATACTTGTTTATACCTCAAATTCCAACTGAGGTACCAATGAGTATGAAGGCAGTGTTTTGGCCTGGTTACACGGACGACGTCAGACTTGGCGACCTTTCTCTCGAGGCGAATTTCGCTAAGACTCAGGGTTGCCTTGGCTCACTTCCAGTTCATGAGACTGTTGTGAACCAACAACGAGCGTTTCAAGTGTCGGTTCCGTATTATTCGAACTTTAACCAACTTTTGGTTCAAAGTACGAGGACAACGGATCCTACACTTTTCACGAGTGGGAAGTTGATCGTTCAATTCTGGATGGGTAGTGATGCAAATCTCTATTCCGTCACAGAAGGAGTTGCAACGAGCAAATTCTTTCCTTGTGAAGTGAAACGTGCGTTGGGAGATGACTTTAGGTTTTCATACCTTGTCGCTCCCCCCAGAGAAATCGCGTTTCCATTAATGCGATATCTCGGGACCCCTTAATTCCTTTAATTAGGCGTTAAGATCATGCGCTTGGCCGCGTGTGAACTCCAGCGATGGAGAATTAGCCACTTGTTCTTTTGTAAGTTTCTCAAAACTTTCAGACTAGCTTTCTTTAACTAGAAGGAATTGTCAAATTGAGAAGTGCCGAATCTCAAACTTCCATAACTGGGAGAAGTTAGGCATTAAAATCATTCTTTAACCGCGATTAAGCGGAGATCGGACTCTGATAGAGACTTAGTACAACTCTTGGGATAACACACCGCGAGGTGTGCCCTTGGGCATCGGAAAACTCTCGATAATTCAGGTAAGCGCGACTATAGAATGTTTAGAACAGCGCTAATTCAAATGCTGTGCTTAGAAAAGTTTCTCGTGGATAGTAAACACGTAAAATTTCTCCACTGGAGTTTTGTGGTTAAACAAACCCTGGTCAACCGCCAGTCAACCAAAGGGCTAGCTTTCTGTGTGTCTTTCGTATGCGACGTGTAAAGACGCTCACCAAACCTTTCAATTTTCACTATGGCTACAACTCAACAGAATTTCGATTTTGACTCAAGTGAACATTTTTCTTGCGAATCAATGAACCTTGGGACGAAGAGTTTCTCAAGCTGTGAGACGACCTCTGCGACCTCAATTGCGGACAGGTTTCACATGCGAAAATTGGATCTTCAGACCCAGCGTAAAGGAGCATGCAACCAGCCGAAGGCGCTCTGTAAAGCTAACTCACGGTACATTCAATCCGTGCAAAGGAAGCTGTCAGAGCTCAAGGCTTTGCAAGCTGCTCTCGATGACGAACGGGCTAACGCCTGGAAGGAGTTTAGTAACTCGTCTAGCTTAGATGAGAAAAACACTCCCTCCCGTCTCGACGCTCAAGCGTCTGAAGGTGTCTGGCAAGAAGTCAAGGAGATGGCTGGAGGCACTTTTGCTCTCTTCCGTCTCGCCGGACGATTAGCTTTCTGTAAGAATTCCACCGAAAGAAGGCTTCTCGAAATGGCCTACGACATCCAACGCAATAAGACAAAACACTTTATCAATGTAACAGCGTCTGCCGTTCAGGTGATGCTCGCGACCTCTTGGAAAAGTGTTGTGATCGAAGTTGTGCGTTTGGTGACCATGTATTGTCCCTTCATTGTGGATAATGTGATCGCCTTGACTACAGAAATGTGGGACGCACTTGCAAATTTCGCCCGCTCGCGTGCCAGCGCGCAAGTTTCATCAACTGGCAGTTCCCGTTTAGTGCCACAGGCGCACGACGTGGATCTAACTACGGACGAAAATATTGGATTTCTAGGCTCAGCAATGGCACTTGTCTTCACTGGAAAAGTCGCTGATATCACAAAACAGGCAAGCAGACTAACTCTGTCAGTTGGCAGGCATGCGAAATGCTTCCTGGAATGTGAGAAGGCGATCAAGAACTCAACGGACTTCTTCTCGAAATTTGTAAGTTGGTTCAAAGCTGCTTTGCTGTTGTTAGTTCCAAGCAACTTTATGACAGCAAAGTTTCTGGATTATTTGAAAGATCAAAAGATCGACCTTGCATCTTTTGTTAGGCGAACTAATGATTTAACAAACCCAGAGCCCCGTCACAGGGCAGCAGTGCTTTACGATGAGCAGACGGCGACCAAACTGTCCGTCCTCAACGAAGAGGCATCAAGAATTCAATTTGCAATCACTGAGAAGAAGATAAACCCCGGACCGAACGCAGCGCACACGGTTGCAGATACCGTAAAGCGTTTGCGCGATTTCACTGTGGAGTATTACTCGTCTTCGACTTGTCAGTACTCCCGAATGGCTCCTTTTGTTGTGTGCTTTTTTGGCGCTCCCGGAACAGGGAAAAGTCTCTTCTTGAAGGACTTCGCTCACGCGATCGTTTCTAAAGAGAATGGGACAGAAGTGGATTGGAATTATGAAAATCTCATTATTGCCAATTCCAGCGCCTCAAAGTACTTTGACAACTATAGAGGTCAGGAAATCGAGATCCAAGACGACTTTGGACAAGGTCGTGGAGCAGCACCAAACGAATCGGAGTTTGTGCAGCAAACGTGTAAGGTGTCAAGTACACCGTGGATGCCCCCTATGGCAGCAGTTGCCGATAAGGGAATTCCATACACTAGCCGTGTCATTCTCCAGACCACCAACACACCTTTTCCAGCGGTGAACGAAATGTTCGACGTTACGGCGCTCGATCGTAGGCGGAATCTGCTGGTGGAAGTGGTCATTCATGATGCTTCTCTCGACCAATTTGACCCAAATCGATGTCGGTATAACCTTTGTGCTCCGAAAGGAGCCCCCAACGGTAACAGTTTCCGGAGGGAGGTACACCGATTAGAAATGGGTTTGACATTCGACGAACTAGTTTTCAGGACAGTCCAGGATGTGAACAAGTGGGTACACAATTATAATGCAAACAAGAGCAATCCTGTTCGCAATATTTTTGCCGCAAATTCCATCGCTGATAGTATAGATGAGGCTTCGACCAAACTGAGGTCACAATCTATTTCTTTGACTGCTCGTGCCTTTTATGAGACCAAACTTCGTATTTTGGCGCGAGAACATCCTGAAGCTAGGACTGCTTTGCAGGAACTTGGTTTGATGTACGAGACACTTTCCGAGGCCCAGGCCCTTCAGGCGCAAGCCGATGATGGGCCCCAGGTTTGGGAGTGGGATGATGAGAATGAGTCCTTCCGGACTGTTCCCCCACAGATGCAATCTAAGTTAGCTCGTAGAAAACCTGCACCTTTCGTCACTGACACTTCCCTTTTTTCTAGGCTCGACACTTGGCGGCATCTCCTCACGTTCGTGAAAGATCGACAAAAAGAGAGTAAGTCTTTTAACGGACTTCACTTCTTTGAGGAGTTTTGGCGCAAACGGTATGAAATACCATTCAATCGAGTGTGCAGAGCCCAAGTAAGGGGCGAAGACGTACGAACGTACTGTCTTAGGTGTTATGACGAAATGTTGGACTATCTTGAACAAGGCAACGTATGGGTGGGATCAGCCTGTGATTGCTGTAACGGCTTTGCTTGCCAATGTGACATAACTGAAATGTCGTACTCGTACGATATTTTCGACACTGACATAAGGGTTTGCTCGTCGCACCAGCGATTTTTGCCAACGTTTGACTTCACTGAATGTGTTCATGCATTTGATTCGTCATTTGCAGAATACTTGATTCATAGGTTTGACAAAGGCACTGGCTATATCACATCCTACACACATGACTCTATGTGGCCTGGCCACAATCAATACTGGGAGTACCAGAAAGCCCGAGCTAGCGGAGACGCGTGGTTCGAGTGGTATGGTCCATACCAAGATTGGACAGAGTCATTGTTTGAGAGCAGATTTAATAGCATCATTAAGATGAGTTATCCAGAATACTGGAAGATGTGTTCTTGGGGTTGGGACATTCCCTATATCCTCGAGGAGCGACGTCAACTCAGTGTTTTAGATGACATCATTGGAGATGTTAGGAACCTGTGGAGTGCAACTCCTAACGGGTCCACTCTGGTCGCCCAAGCTTTCGGAAGTCCTTTCGAGGATTCCGACAGTGAGCTCAGTGCCGCTGATGCGGAGGAGCTTGCTGCCAGCAACGACGAGAGCATGTTCTCATTGCTTTTTCAAGATGCCAAAGCATTTTTGGCGCAGCCACTGAGTGAGAAAACTTTGAAAGATAAGGTAATCACGATCGGTCTTACCGTAGTGGCTGGGCTGTTTTTGGCGGTGAGCATTCACCAATTGGTCAAGTTTGTTTCACCCAAAACTAGTGACAAACTCACAGATCTCCTTTGTGGAGTCTTCCGCGTGGGCCAGAAAGGCGCATGTGCCACTGTAGGCTGCGAAGGTCGGAGCGAGTCGAATACAAATTTGTGTGCTAAGTGCATACCAATATTTGAACAGACTTGCGCTGAGCTAGTAGGACAGGCTTCTTTCTACGGAGAGAGTGATATCGCTAGTGCGTTTAAACGCCGCCGAATCTTCAATACCATGCAAGACACCGTGCTACGGGCCTCCCAGAAGGAGGAAATTGCTGGTAAAGAAGTTATATTCGAAGCCCAGGGATCTGAAGACCCAAACTCATTGAGTCTGAAGCATTCCTTGGGAATGAAGAATTGTGTAAAACTTTCGGTGGGGAAAAAGAACGCTTTGGGACTGGGAATAACAGACCGATTGATTCTTGCAAACCGTCATTTTATCGACATTATACCTGAGAGTGGACGTATGGCCGTAGAAGGTATGGGACACACTTTTTACTTCTCCTACGACAAGGAGGACGTGTACGACCTTTACGAAAGCACGGGGACTGACCTCGTAGTTATTAGGGCGACCAAAGACGTTCCGCAATTCAGGGACATTGTTGATAATTTCGTCACCAACTCGGATTTGGAGAAACTCGGCCATTTCTCAGCTTCGCTAGTGGGGACCGCACCTAACGGGTTAGGATATTCGTTGCAACTGCTTCCGCAGGTGGAAATGATGTTGCATCCAATAAACTACAAAAATTCCGTGGGGGAGTACTCCATAGCAAAGTCGTTTAAGTACAGCTGTGAAAGCCAGCGTGGATATTCGGGAGCAACTCTCGTCTTGAACAGCACTCTGCTCCCCAGGAAAATCTGTGGAATGCATATTGCTGGAGACCCGCATAGAAACTATGGCCACTCAGCTATACTTACTCGAGAGATGATCGAACCAGCTCTCCAACATTTCCGGCCAGTAAAGGGCACTGTGAACAGCATTACAGCCCAAGCCTCAGAAGGCTGTCGGCTTGCTGTTGCCGTGGGTGGCAACACAGACATTCTTGGCCCCGCACTTCCAGAAATGCGACAACGAACACCGTTTAGGACTGACATTTACCCTGGTCCTTTGATGGGTCACCTCGGTGAACCAAAGAAAGGACCATCGGTTATGTCTTTTAACGACGCTCGGGTTACGAACAAACCAGCAGAATTTCGTTCACCACTTGAAGCTGGTTTCGCTAAATATGAGGAGCAGACTGTACCCTTCTTGAAGGGATTCTTGACAGTCGCTTGCATGTTGGCGTATACAAAAATCAAGAACGCTGTCACTGGCGCTCTCGGACGGCGAATCCTCACCGAAGAGGAGATGCTGAATGGGAAGCCTGGCGTCTATGACAGGGTGGACATCTCAACCTCGCCCGGATTGCCGTGGAAACTTTACCGACCACAATCGATGAAGGGGAAACGACATCTTTTCGACGTGCTCGAAAATGACGATTACACCTGGGGAACTACCTCGTATAACGTAAGATACGCAGGGAAAACCCAGACAATCGTACCAGGAGAAGAATTGAGAAAGGCTACTTACGACTTGGAGTCGCGACTGAAGGATCCAGCAATGGATGTAGAAGGCCTTGTGTCTTACGAGAACCTGAAGCAAGAACTCCTCAAGATGTCAAAGATAGAGACCGGAACCACTCGTCTGTTTTCGTGTGCACCGCTTCACTACAACCTTTTAGTGCGAAAGTACTTTGGTAGTTGGGTAGCGGCAATGAACGCGCAACCATGGGGACTTCCTTCCTCCGTCGGAATAAATCCACTTGGCTTTGACTGGACGCAACTCGCTCAGAGATTGTTAACCAAAGGCGACTACATGATCGCTGGAGATTACAAACAATGGGACGGGAAGCTGCTAGGATCAGTCATGGACGCTGCCGTCGATGTCATCAACGACTGGTATGCTGGAACGGAAGAGGAAAACCTCGTGCGAAAGCGTTTAATTGACTATGCGATTCATACACCGACGATTTGCCAGGATGGAGTCTACATGAAGCATCAAGGGCTTCCCTCGGGAATACCTATCACTGCGGATATAAACTCCTTGTGCAACTTTTTGTACATGGCTTGTGTTTTCCAAGAGTTGAAGGAAAAGCACGGTAAGTGTGAGAACTGTCAGGACGTCAAAATCTCCCAGTTTAACCAACTGGTTGAATGCGCGTTCTATGGTGATGATCACATTCTTAGCGTGGCTGCACCTGCTAGGTGCTACTTCACTTTTAATGCAATTCAGAAGTGTTTTGAAGAACATGGTGTCACTTATACAGACGCCTTGAAAACGGGCGGTGCCTCACCAGATTTCGAACCCCTTTCACGGGTGAGTTATCTCAAACGGGGCTTCCGGCCATTCATGGGTAGGTACTCGGCACCTCTTGACATGACATCTATAGTCGAAAACCTGAACTGGGTCCGAAAGGGCAATGTACCTGAAGAGGTGCTTCCTGGCCAATTGGACTCAGCTTTTACTGAACTTTTCCAACATGGAAAGTCAGTCTTTGTTGAGCAGGGTAAACGCATCGTCGCCGCGGTAGAATCTTCGAAAGCCGCTGTTGAGTTGCGTCCCTACCTGTTTGAGGAGTATTTGGAGGACTGGATTGAATCCGCCTTTTAGACTCCGGGCAGAGGCTGCAAATGAACTTGAAATTCGTGCGGCCTCATGGCCAAACGTCTTAACTGAACTGACACTGACATTTTTGGGACTCGCAGATCGGGTGAAAACGGATGGGCGCAAGCTTATGATCACACTCCCCTGTGAGATGCAACCATTTTTATGGTACCAAGCCGAGATGCTGCCGAAGCGGAAACACAAGCATGAAGCCACGCTGTGTCTCGGTCCGAGTGGAGTGACCCTGGAGGGCCTCCCCGAATCAGAAAATCA